GGTTGATGGTATGCCGAATTTTACTCGATAGAGCCAAAAATATCTATATTTTCCATTCGATTTTTTTGCCCTAAATCCAATAGCAACAGGTGATGTGACATCTTCTTCGGATGAAACTATAACGTTATTATTGTCTATCACTGCTCCAATTAAATCTCCTGCTATTTCAGATCCAATATCGTCAATTCCAAGTGTAATTGTACCATTTTTGAATTCTTTTATAGTTTCGCAAAGCGAGTCGTCGGCGTATAAGGTCGCGTCTGCTAATTCTACCGATAACTCTGCTGTCATTGCCTTTGCGAGTATTTTTGGTATTCCATAAATTTCATTCCCATTTGCGTCCTCTGTTATTTTCGCATAATATAGCGAATCGAGCCCTAAAGTTGCCATAATTAAATTCCTCCCATAAATTCGTAATGTTTTGCAGTATCAATGGTATAGTGATGATACCCAGTATCTTGTTCATATTCCACATACCATCGACCTGTTATTGTAAAATCAGATTCAAGTAAAAGTTTAGTGATCTGATTTTTTCTTTTAATGTAATTTGTTTTTGAAAAAAGTGATATTCTCACTTCTGATATTTCGTATTCTGGTTCGTTATCAGAAAAAAGGTCAAAGTTATCGGTTATAGGCGTTAAAACGATGTATTCATCAGGCGGTGAACTTTTGAATGAGCCTGTTTCCAGTGGGATATTAAGCACTGATAGAGCAGATTTTAAATCAGATAAAATACTCATAATTTATTTATCTCCGATTCTATTACTTTTCCCATCGCTTCAATACATGCTTTTCTTGATTTATTTTTAGCCGGTTTTAAAAACGGTTTTGGATCTTGCCCCGATTTTCCATACTCTAAAACATTCGCTATCATTGCATTTGTTATTTCATAATAACTTCGTGCGCCTTTTGCCTCATATTGATTGCGCCGTGGTTCATTAAATCCCACTTTTACGTTATGAATCCCATTGTTATCAATATCGTCAGGTGTAACACCCAGTGAAGATACAAGCTCTCCCGTTGACCGTTTCTTTTGTTTTAAATTTTTTCCTATAACTGTTTGTAAATGCGATCTCACGCTTTTACACATGATATCGCCACCCACTTTTAAAGCTTCTTTTACGATTTCATCGGTTTTGTTTCCAAGTTTTGAAACTTTCTTTAAAAACTCTTCTGGAAACCTTATAGTGCATTTTGACACGTCGAAGCACCCTCCTTTCTTCACGATTGCCACAAGTGTCAATCGATTAATCAATTCGGGGCTTCTCCTTTTCCCCAAAAAGTCACGCTCGTATCAGCTAACGGTTTGTAAACGCGCCGTTTTTCGCTGATTTACTCGCTACCAACTTTCTGGGGACCCCGCGGCGCAAGCGCCTTTAAATTAACTCCAATTAACAAGACGGTTCTATTTTTTTAGCCATAACTTCAATGTACATACCGCGGTCTCTTACGTTTTCTACGGATACAATGTCATAGCGGATTCCTTCATGTAAAATATATAGCTTTGTTGTTATATCAACATTTGGAATTTTCCGAAACTTAAAAATCGTAGTAGCTTCAGAAAACGCCGCCATATTTGCCCATTTTTGAGTGCCATGCCTATCTTCTTTGTAGGCTCTAACACTTGCAACAACATTTTCTACTTTTTCAGAGAACCCCTCTTCGTCGATAACATTTTCGATGGAAATTATATCTATGAAGCTATTCATTTTTCCAAATGACATAACTTACACCTTCCAATCTTTATCTTGCCGTAAAAGCGTGTTTACAGTATTCCAGACCCGATCCGATGCTTGTACATTATCTGCGAAAAAGCCCGCCGTACTTCCATCTCGACTCTCGTAAAAGTGCGAAGAAAGCATGATTACTGCTTGTTCTGTTGCAGGTGACATAGCATTTTCAAGATAATACCCATCAGGTTTTTTCTGATAACTTTCAGCGTATGAAATAGCGGCAGAGATATACATTTCAATAAGCCTATCGTCATCAAAATACGTAATAATTAAATTCGCTTTAACTTTTTCGAGCAAACTGTCACTCATCTTTGCCGCCTCCTTTTTTACTCTGTTGTGTCAGGTTCTAATATTTGCATTGTAAACGTCGTTTCTTTATACCCGTCTGCCCACAATGTAAATGACTTTTCACCCGTTAAATATTTAACATCTTCTGCCTTTATATACAAGACAAAATCACCCGAAGATAATCCGAGTGCACTAGCTTCAGATTCGTCCGTAGCTGAAAGTGTCACAGATATCCCAGTGTCATCCGTGAATTTTAATCCAACTAAACTAGAAAGTCCCGTTCTAACGCCAAAACCAAGCCATTTGTGTACTCCCCATAATTCTCCATGATCTGCATTTTTAAGGTCGGTTACTGAACAATCCAACGCAATTTTAATATCATTTCCATCAATGCTTAAAGTTGCATGACCACTGTTTTCAGCAGTTTCTGAAGTTGGCATTGATGAAGGCGTTGGACATGAAAGTACCGATACATCAAATGAATCAGGTTCCATCAACCCTGCATTTTTTAGCTTTACAAGTAGCGCATTTAAGTCAGCTCTGACTTTTGCTACGGTATCACTTGAACTAGATCCTGCAGCTTGATTAACTGCACCTGGAAAATCTGAAATAACTCCACCTTCGTCAAATTTTAAAGTTCCTCCGATATGCGTAATTTCGCCGCCTTGTTCGGTATAATTTTTCGTATTGTATGACATATGAAATCGCCCTCCTTTCAAATACTCTTGATTAAGCTTTTTGCTTTAAGATTTTAATAGCTTCAGGTAGAATTAATTTACCGTCAACGCGTTGTGTTGAAATAAAGGCGACCTGATCCGTTATTGCGAAGAGTTCGTTTAAACGCTTGAAACTTCTACCTTCACGATCAGCTATCCAGTAATATTGATAATCGCCAAATGCTATGGTTTTGTTTCCTGCGGCTATTTCTGGCATATATGAGGAAGTTAAAACAGGACGATTTAAAATTGTGTCCGGTGTTCCTGCTGTTACAGAAGGTTGCCACAAGTAGTTGCCGCTGGCATCCTTTAGTTTTCTAATTGCCTTTACGGTTGAATCATTCATTAGGAATGTTGCTTTTTTTCTGTATGGAGATCTTAGGCTATAGAATAGATCCATAATTTCGTCAAACGTTATAGCAGTTGAAGAAGCTGTGGTTTTTCCGATTTCTCCTCCTGCAGTATCATCCAAAATTCCTGTAGGTTTACCCGTTCCATCTCCGATGAAAAATGCTTCTTCCTCTTTGGTTCCCATTCTTCTTCCGAACTCTTTAGCTATATAACTTTCAAGGTCGAAGGCACTATCATTCAAAAGTTCTTCACTAACTTTTATCATGGTTGCAAGTTTATAAGCACTTAAAGTTACTTGCTTGAAGCTATCGTCACTCTCTGGAATTGCACCCTCTTCGTCAACCCATAACGCATTGCCTTTTGTTGCTACAACTGGGATCTTACGGTCTCCGCTTGATGTTTGAATGATATTTGCTAGACTCCTAAAAATGTTTTCTTCCTCAAGAGCTTCAACCAAAGTACGTTCAAATTCATCAGGTGCAAGATATCCGCCATCTGCTTTTTCACCTATTTTAAGAGAGTTTTTAACTTCAAAATTTGCTTTGTTTCTCATTAATTTCCAGAACGCATTTTTGTATTCATTTGATGCGCGTCCTACTTTTTCCGTTTTATCTGAAATAGCAGGTTTTTCTTTAATTGGCGTATCAACAGCTTTTGATAATTCTAAGTCAATCGCTACTTGCCTTTCCAGCCTATCGATTTCCTTGCCGAGATTTACGACCTCCGTTTCCATTTTTTCATAAACTGCATTGTCTTCATCAGACACAATACCGTTTTCATTCCTTCTATTGTCTAAAAAGTTTTTTGCATTTTCCCATGTTTTCGCGCGTTTTTCACGCAACTCAAGTATTTTGTTCATAATGTTTTCTCCTCCTAAATTTTAATGATTTAATAAATAAAGCCGCTTATATAGCGACTCGATTGATATTTTTGATTCTTTTTCTTGTTCTTTTTTGCTAAGTTTATTTACAATTGAATTTATAACTTTTGCTCGACTGAATATGTAGCTATTTGTAACTTCATGCTCTGTTTCGTTATCAGTGTACAAAATATCGTCCGCAAAGCCTAGTTCTACAGCTTTTTGCGCGTTCATCCACGTTTCTTCATCCATCATGTGGGATATTTTAGCTCTGGAAAGTCCCGTTTTTAACTGATACGCATTAATTATCGACTCTTTAATTTCAGATAACATCGATATTGCTCTTTCCATCTCAACAGTGTCTCCAAACGCTGATGCCATCGGATTATGGATCATAAGGGAACTCATGGGAGACATCAAAACTTTCGTTCCTGCCATTGCTATTACTGACGCTGCTGAAGCTGCTATACCATCTATTTTTACGGTGACAATACCATTATATTCTTTAAGCATATTATAAATCTGAGCTGATGCGACCACATCGCCGCCATAACTATGGATAAACACAGTAATATCGCCATTTCCAGCCATTAATTCAGATTTAAATTGTTTTGGTGTGATTTCGTCGTCCAACCAACTACTCTCAGCGATGGTGCCTTCGATTCTCAGAACTCTCTCGTTGTTTTCGTCATTTGTCCAGTTCCACCACCGGCGAGGCGCCGGCGCCAATTCGCGTACATCATATTGTGAAGATTTAAAGCTATTTTCTCGCGTTTTTATACTCATAAAATTATTCTACCCTCCTTTAGCTGTCTTTGCTTTTTTCTTCTGATTTTTCATTATCTTTTCCATCGTTATCCTCCTCCTTTTCGTCTTTTTCTTTCGGCACATCTTGTGCAAAAACGCCCGCATCCTGCAATTTTGTCATCGCGCCATTTATCAAATACAAGTTTCCGCCCAGCTCGTCAGGAATTAAATCCATGTTCTCAAGTTCTCTTATATCATTTGCACTCATCCAACCGTTTTGTCTTGCTGTTGCATAACCGTTCATTCGACTTTCGTAGTCTCCTCTTAAGATTCCATCAACATTGAATTTTACGAAATATTCTCTTTTTTCACTATCTAAAAACAACGACCTTTGAATTGCTTGCTCCCACCTCGATATCCAAGGATTCAAAGTATATTTTACAAATTCAAGTGATTGTTCTTCGATATTCGAAAATGAAGCTCTTTCTAAGTCTCCAACCATATGGGGTGGGATTCTAAATATTCTCGCTATTTCATCTATTTGAAATTTTCTGGTCTCTAAAAATTGAGCCTCATTCGGTGAAATGGATATCGGTTTGAATGCAAGTCCTTCTTCTAAGACACAAATTCTATGAGAATTACTGCTACCTTGAAATAACGAGTTCCAACTTTCACGCAATTTATCAGGATTTTTTATCGTTGAAGGGTGTTCCAAAACTCCACTCGGCGATGCCCCATTTTCGAAAAATTTAGCTCCATATTCTTCGCAGGCAAGTGCCATTCCTACGGCGTTTTTTGCCATTGAAATTGGAGAATAACCTACTAGCCCATCGAAGCCCATACCTGCGATATGTAAGATATCTTCTTTTTTTAAATACACCTGACCTGTTGATTTAAATGTTGGATTATCACTTTTATCAGTCGAATAAGTGTAATAAATTTCGCCGTTTGAAGCTCTATCAACTGTCATTCGACTTGGCATCAACGGATAAAGTGCTAAAATTTCGCCTTTTCCGTTTCGAATTATCTGAGCATAAGCGTTGCCCCACAACAAAAGATAACTCATCATCGTTTCTCTGAATATGAATGAAGTCATTTCAGGGTTCGGTTCATCGTGCAAAAGATAATAAAGTGGGTGATCGATAGCTTTTTCCTTTGCTCCATCTGGTAAGTGCCGATATGTATGCAAAGGTAAGCCTGCAATTGCTTCAGCTAAAATTCGAACACATGCGTATACTGTTGTAACTTGCATAGCTGAACGTTCATCTACGTTTTTACCGCTTGAAGTTCGTCCGAAAAGTACATTGTAGCTACTTCCTGACAAGTAGTTTTTTGGTTTATCTCGTGACCTAAAAATGTGTTTGAAAATCTTCATTATATTATCAAAAGACCCCTTTCATTATAAACAGATTCAAATTCTTCACCGTCATTACGTATTGCTCTATCTAAAGCCATTATTGTTGCTACTGCACCGTCTATTTTCTCGGTTGATTTTTCCTTATCTGGTTTGATATTTCCAGCTGGATCCGTACGAATAAAAATATTATCCATCATCCAACTCAATACTGGATGCCCACCGTGTGCTATTTTTTGTTCCAATGTAAGCTTCATAAGTTCTTTACTCGGCGGGCTCATATCTTTAAATCCTTGACCGAATGGAACGACAGTAAATCCCATGCCTTCTAAATTCTGCACCATCTGAACTGCGCCCCATCTATCGAATGCTATTTCTCGTATATTGTATTTTTTACCAAGTTCTTCAATGAATTTTTCTATGTACCCATAGTGAACTACATTCCCTTCAGTTGTTTTTAAAAAGCCTTGTTTTTGCCATAAATCGTATGGCACATGGTCGCGGTTAACTCTTAAAGTTAAATTATCCTCAGGCAACCAGAAATATGGCAGAATATGATATTTATCGTCTTCGTCCCGCGGTGGAAAGATTAGGACGAGTGCTGTTATATCAGTCGTTGAAGATAAATCTAAACCGCCATAACAGACTCTTCCTTTTAATCGTTCTGGATCAACATTAAAACTACAAGCATTCCATTTATCCATCGGCATCCAACGCACTTCTTGCTTTACCCATTGATTTAGCCTAAGTTGCCTAAAACTATTCTCTTCGCCTGGATTTTGTTTTGCCGATTCACATGCTGCTTCTACTTTATCAATTCCGACTGTTATTCCAAGCGATGGATTAACTTTTTTCCATACTTTTGGATCAGTCCAATCATCTTTCTCATCTGCTCCATAAATTACAGGATAAAATGTCGGATCTATTTTACGACCCTCAAGAATATCTTTAGCTTTTTGATGAGTTTCATAACAAATGCTGTGTGTATCATTCCCAGCGGTTGTTATTAGGAAATACAAAGGCTGCATTCTGGCGTCGCCCGATCCTTTTGTCATAACATCAAAAAGCTTTCTGTTTGGTTGAGTATGTAACTCATCGAAAACAACTCCATGAATATTAAATCCATGTTTTGAATATGCTTCAGCTGATAAAACTTGATAAAAGCTATTTGTCGGCGTATATATGATCCGTTTTTGAGAAGATAACAGTTTTATCCTTTTAGAAAGTGCAGGGCACATCTTTACCATATCCGCCGCGACTTCAAACACTATCGAAGCTTGTTGTCTATCAGCTGCACATCCGTAAACTTCTGCTCTTTCTTCTCCGTCTCCGCAGCAAAGTAGCAGCGCTATAGCTGCTGCAAGCTCAGACTTACCCTGTTTTTTGGGGATTTCGACGTATGCTGTATTAAATTGTCGATATCCGTTAGGTTTTAAAATGCCAAATAAATCCCTAACTATCGTTTCTTGCCAATCTATCAATTCAAATGGTTTTCCTGCCCATGTTCCTTTTGTGTGGCATAGACATTCGATAAATCGTACCGCATAATTAGCAGCTTTTTCATCATATCGAGATTTTTTTGCCATAAACTTTGTCGGTTTATAATTTTTCAATTTTTTCATTTATGCCACACACCCCCATTTTTTAAAATATATTTTGTTTATTGTTGCAAAACTTCAACTTCTTTCACGAGGTCAGAATATGGAATACGTACACCATCCCGAATAACGTAAATTTCGCTAGGTTCAATCCCATTTTCAACAGCTCTTCTCAAAATTACAGATGCATACTTTTCATCGATTTCCATCATATAACAGATCCGATTTGTTTTTTCACAAGCCATCATTGTCGATCCACTACCTCCGAATGTATCAAGAATTATTGCGTTTTCTTGACTGGAATTACAAATCGGATAGCTAATTAAATCGAGTGGCTTAGGATTGGGATGTATTGTATTCTTAATAGGCCTATCAAATTTCCACAAAGTGGTCTGATTTCTACCTGCATACCAAGGATGTCTTCCATTTTTTAAAAAACCATATAAAATTGGCTCATGTTGCCATTGGTAATCCGACCTACCTAAAACCATAGAATTTTTAACCCATATACATACATTGGCAAGATGAAATCCAGAATCTATAAATGCTTTGCGGAATGATAAGCCTTCAGTATCTGCATGAAATATGTAAGCTGATCCGCCTTTTTCCATGTTATCTGCCATACATTTGAATGAAGACAATAGAAATTTATAAAATTCTTCGTTTTTAAGACTATCGTTTTTTATCGTTAAACCGATAGTACTTTTAAATGAGACTCCGTAAGGCGGATCTGTTATAATGAGATTGGCTTTTTTCCCATCCATAAGAGTGGCAACATCTTCGTTATTTGTAGCGTCCCCACACATTAGGCGGTGTCTACCTACTGTCCAGATATCTCCTCGTTCTACGAAAGAGGCTTTTTCTAATGCAGCTGTCATATCAAAATCGTCATCTTCAACATCTTTTTCTCCGACTTTCGCAAATAGGTCAGCAATTTCATCCTCTTCAAAACCTGTCAACGATACATCAAAATCTGAATCTTGCAAATCTGAAATTAACATTGCAAGTTTATCGTTATCCCATTCGCCGTTGATTTTATTTAGTGCGATATTTAGGGCTTTTTCTTTTTCTTCGTCCATTTCAACTACTACACAATCAACTTCTTTTTTATTCATGTCGACAAATATTTTAAATCTCTGATGTCCACCTACGATATTTCCTGTTTTTTTGTTCCAAATAATCGGCTCTACATATCCAAACTCTTCCATGGAACGTTTTAATTTTTCATACTCAGGGTCGCCAGGTTTTAAATCTTTCCTTGGATTATATTTCGCTGGATTTAGTTTTGAAATATCTATTTTTTCTATTTGCATCTAAATTTTTCTCTCCTTTCCTCCACTCTAAAATTCCACAAAATGCTAAAATTATTTGAATAAAATCAAGTACTGCTCTCCCATAGACTCCAGAGCTATAATTTAATAATTATTTATGTTTTTTTGCGGTTAAAAGTATTTCCATTTCGTCATTTAACGGCGTACCTACAAATTCAGTGGAGCAGTTTTGTTTTACTATATCGAAAATTTCGTACCAGAGGAGGTTTGCCTGCTTTTGAAATGAAATACTCATCTGTACGAACGGATTAGCTATTGCATTACCTGTTGTTGGATGTTTACTTAAAAATCCGAATGTACTGATGGCTTCTTCACATTGGATAAATCTCGCAAAGGCCTGCGAGTAAGCTTCTACAAGTCGTGGATTTACGAATTTTTCGCATCTTCTCTCTTGTAGCCATTTCCAAGTTTCTTTAAAAATTTTGTCAGCTCCCAGAGGTTTTCCATTTTTTTGTTTGGTTTTTAAATATTCACTCGGCTCTGGAATGTTTTCACCTTTTAATTCAGATAAATCCGAAAAATCATTCACGTCAAAACTTTCATCAATCTCAAGTTCTGAAATATCCAGCACATTCGCCGATTTTCCAGCGGATATTTTGTCTACAAGAGCATATGGTTTGCTTCCTGCTCTAGCTCGTCTACCCCCTCTATTTGTTCCATCTTTCGCCATAGACACCTCCTTTTTTCGTTAATAGGCTGTTTGAATTGCGATTTTTGTGCGCGTGACCCCATGCCCGTTGAATTTGGGAGATTTTCCCAGAGATTTTGATACCCCCACGGTGCGCGGTTTCAAGGGCTTTTACTCACTTTCTGTCGCTTGATGTATCTTTTTATAATTTTTGCTCCATCGCCCTCCTTCTTTTGCTGTTATCTTTGAGTGGCAACTCTTACAAAGGCTCATCAAATTGTCGTCACTATGCGTTCCACCCTTCGATAGCGGAATTATGTGATGTACTTCTTCAACTGCCTTTACTATTCCTTTCTTTTCACATACTTCACAAACTGGGTGTTCCTTTATGTAAAGCTGGCGTATAAGACGCCAGCGACTGTTGTATCGCTTGTATGTTTGTGGGTCACGCTGGTACTTGTCGTACTGTTTTTCAGCTAATTTTTTGTGTTTTTTGCAGTACCTTTCTTCAGTTAATTCCTTGCACCCACTCCATCTGCATGGGCTTTTTGGTTTTCTTGGCATTTATTTCAACTCCTTTTTTTAATTAATTAAGCTCCCATGTTTTATCACATGAGAGCTTAACTGTTAATTTAAATTTTATACGTTCTATCCCTTGTATACCAAAGCTTAATAATAACTTACGTACACACTTCCCATTATAATACTATCACATCTTAAACGGGACATTCAAGGACATTTTGGGACATTTTTAAAAATTTATTAATTTTAATGCTTTTATATGCATTCGTTCTAAATGCCTACGAGTATAACCCATGTCTAATGCTATTTGTTCCCACTTTTTAAAACAAAGATATCTAAACTCTAACAGTGTTTGATATTCTGGATTTTTGACTGCTTTTATTAAAGCCATAATATCTTTTTTCAAATCTACAAGTGTATCGATATCTTGAGTTATTTCACGTTCAAGATCAACTATTTTCACTATATTATTTTCCATGCGTTGCTTATTTCCAGAATCACAAACGCAATTTTCTTTAATTGTAGAAGTAGCATTAATAGCTAAATCATGTAAGCGACTTATTTGTTCCATTTTATTGTTAATCCTTTGGTCTAGGCGATAAACCTGTGATAAATATTCTTTTATTGTCATAAAATTACCTCCATAAATTATTCAAATTTTAAATGTCCGTACTTATCGGATATGTAAGTTTGCAACGTTGAATCAAGAGTTGATATGCGTTCTTTTGCTTTTTCTCTTGCTTTTTTAAGCTGCGAAACTGTTTGATAAAATTTACAACCATCGCAATCTAATTTACGTAAAGCCAAACATTTGTTTTTATTCACATAAGCAAAACAATCTTCTTTTGCCATTATTCCACCTCCAAATTTTTTAAAATTTCTTTAACTTCATTCAAACTTGTCACTTTGCAAGCGATACCATTTGCATTTTCAATTTTTTGTAGTATAATCTCTTGTAGCTTTGACAATTTGCCATTTGGTATTTTTACTTCAAAAGCCACGAATTTCCCGTTGTAGCAACAAAGCACATCAGGAATTCCAGCAGTTCCATAAAGACCACCAAACTCTTTAAAAGCAAAGCAGCAAGGCTGTTCTTTTAAATATTTTAGAATTTTATTCGTTATGGTTTTTTCTTTCATAAACCTCAAAAACCTCCTTGTTTCCTCGATTTTTTGAAAAAGGTTATAAAGATAAAACCATGGGGTTAAAGGATTTTATTATTATATATAACCTTTATAACCTTTAAAAAATAAATATATATTTATAGGACTTTATTTAATTCAATACTCAAACTAACTTAATATATAAACTCTATATAAAGTGGTGTGTGCGCGAAAAATTGAGGTTTTAAGGTTATGACCCTGAAAACGCCCATTTTATGTGGCTTTCAGCGATTCAGTTTTCACTTCCTATAACCTTGTTTATACAAAAGCATCTTTGGTTGACTCCATTTATCCATTTTGGCACTTGCATTCTGGTATGCCCTTTATTGTCGATTTTTGTTTCGACTAAATTTCGCTCTTTAAAGCCACGAGTAATTTTTGAATAATCAAATCCATTTTCTGTAAGAGCTTGGCGTAAAATATTTGGAATAATATACACTTTATCACTCTCAATTTTTCCATAACATGGCGTACTATCTGGCGCAAATCGATTTCTGTTGCTTGCTATCCAGCCTGTAACAAAATCCCATGCTCTATCAACTGTATCTGCTTTTTGCAATTCCTTGCAGTTTTCTAGGATTTTGATACCAAGTTCAATGGCTTCGTCCATTGCTTGGTTTTTTTCAATACCAAATACTGAAATTGAAGAATAATAGTCGCCTAAACATACTGCTGAAATACTATCAAGCTGGGCTTTTGGCGCTTCAAAACTACATTTTTTGGATATTTCCTTATAAATACGATCGTAATCTTGCTTTGCACAACGTCCATTGACGTTTTTTATGATGTATTTTATGTATTGCTCACCAGCTAAACCATAGTGGTCTTTACTTACAATGTGTAAATCATGCGCAAAACCTACATCATCAACGGGCTTGCCGTAAAGTTCTAAGACCCGAGTTATAGCTCCGTCATTACTTGATTCATTGCTAATCGGTTGTTCACCTGATGTAATCATGATATTTTGCCAAGTAGGAACTATTTGCATTCCTCCATTTTTATTGCCTCGAACTCTTCCATAGCCGTTGCCTAAACTGTATATAATTTTTTCTACAGAAAGCCTTCGATCGTTCAAGACTTGAAGCTCATCGATAGCAAATGGGATATGCTTTAACATTCCAGCCATTCTTTCTAAACCTACACTTGTAGCATTAAAACTTCCCATGAGTTTTGTTGGATCGCCCCAGACACTCACTGCAAATTTCATCGCTGCAGTTTTTCCACTTTGAGAATCATGCCAAATATGTATGAAAAACACTCGACTGTCGATTAATTTTAAAAGCGGTGAAGCAAATGAAGAACTTAAAATAAATCTTGCGAATGGATTTTTACGAACATTCATGGCATAATTTTTCCAAACTTCAAAATTACCATGTGGAATTGTTGCATCAATAATTCCGTTAACTTCACTAGATTCCGACTCAAAAATTATCTCTTTGTCTTTTACATAAGGGAAAAATGAATTTTTATCGACCCATCCCACTCTTGCAATGGATTTGACAAGTGGGATTTTATTTATATTTGCATTTTCATAATCGCTTAAATATGCAACCATTTCGGCAGCGCTACTCGATGATATTGGAAGTCCTGAATCAGCATATTTTATAACCGAAGTTCTATTGAATGCGCTAGACCTTGAAGCAACGAGCCGTTTCCATTTTTTATCTCTAAAGAAACTAAGTTCGATTTTCTCAGTACCATCATCGAAATTTTCAAGGCGTTTAGTGATAACAACAGGACTTTTGCAGACTACGGTCATTGTACTTGAATCCTTATATTTCGATTCTTTTAAAACGCCTTTATTCATCGATATATTCCATCCTTGAGGCATAACAGCGCCATTGAGGTCTATTTCTCCTAAATTTAATAA